TCACGGAGGGCTCGCGGGCGCCAGCTGCAGCACGCCGGGCGATGTCACCACCACGCCCGGATGGCAGTACGCCAACGAGCCCTCCGTGATAGTGACCAACCCGGCCGACGTCGGCGTCTATACCGAGGCGCTGTTCAAGGCGATACGCGTCTCCCTGCAGCGCAACGGCAAGCTGACCAACACCTCGCAGCGCCGGGTCGACGCACTCATGGCTGCCTGCGAGGCCAAGCACGGCACCGCGAGCTACCAGCGCGGCGTCATCCCTGAAGCCCCTGCCAGCATCGGGGTCTTTTACGTAACCTCATTGGAGCCACTCAAATGACCGCCCGCATCATCATCCACGACAGCCCCGGGTACCAGCTTGCCGCCCGGACCACCAGCAACCCAGTCGTCGGCACCACCGTCGAGCTGTTCGCCAAGCACCCGAAGGCGCAGCGTCCGAGATGGCAGCGCATCTCCTGCTTCACACTGCCCCCAGAATCGTTCAGGAGCCTCGCTGAGGTGTTCGACCTTGCCACGGTATCACCCGGGCCCTCTTGGGGGCGCCAGCGCCCGTTGGAGGCCAGCCATGACGCCCTCTGAGCTCTGCCAGATCCTCGACGACATGCAAATCACCACCCGGGACGCTGCTGCTGAGCTGGGGATCCACGAGGTAAGCCTCCAGCAATACTGCAACGGGGTCCGCTACCCCAGCCATGGTGGTGGCGTCATCGCCGTAGTCCCGAAGCTGGTGGCCAACGCCGTTCTCTCGATGCACCGGCGCCACTGCGGCTGCTCCGACTGACTTATTGCACCGCACCATTTATACCCCACCAGCATAGCGCTGAGTGGGGTTTTTTTTCGTCTGGTGGAGGAAGTGGAGGTGGAGGGGGGTCGCCACAAGAGTTTTTCCTATGTATACCTGCCCACATACTAAGTCCCAGTCATCCTCCACCTCTTCCACTCTTAACTAAAAATAATTATATGTTGTTGAAAATACTCGTAAAAATGGGGTGGAGGATGATATGGAATATATGGTGGAAGAGGTGGAGGATGCAATTACTGACCGAAAATTCGCACGCTAATTCCAATCCAGCGGTTATTTTTATTCGTTCTATGCTTTATAAAACCTCTATCGATCATTTTCCTCGCAAATTGCTGCATTGTTAGCCAACGAACGTGTCCGTTATTTTTTGCCCATTCCTTGTACGAGTGGTACAAATTCGACGACGGGGTCTCCCGGGAGGGGTCTGTTGCATCGCAGCATTCGTCCAGCCAATTCCCAAAATCGTCCATCTCCTCACGGTAGGATTCGGTAGCTTCAGCGACCGCTAGGGGCACGTCGCTGAGCCCGACCTGCTGCCATCGGAGGCACCCTTGGACCATCCAAGCAAGGATGTCTTCGGCCTCCGCCTTGAGTTTCAGCATGAGCGTTTTGTCCTGCTCCGACTTGCTGAAGGTCCGGGTGAAGGGTATCAGCCTGACCCGGGACCACACCCCGATGTCGGTGCCGCGGATGATCGGCTTATGATTGCCGGCGACAAACAGCTTGAACTGGGGCATGAACGAGAACTGCTTGCCATAGATCTGCCGGGTGGAAATGCTGTCCCCGCCTGTCAGCGCCTTGAGAAGCCCCTCGGCCATTGCTGCCTCGTCGTTGGTCTCGGTGCTGAAAGCCAGCCTGAGCCCCACGAGGGCGGCCACATCGGGCGCAGCGGACCCAGCGCTGCGCCGCATGCCCATGAGTGTCTCAATCCCCACTGGCGCCGCGTATTCCGCCAGCAGATGGCGCATGAACTCGGTAAAGGTTCCCTTGCCGTTCCGTCCCCGGCCGTACGCGAAGCAGAAGAACTGCTCCCGCACGTCCCCAGTAAGCACATATCCACACCAGCGCTGAATCCAGTCGATGAGCTCCCGGTTGCCGCCGAAGACCTGATCCAGAAACCGCAGCCAGCGGTGACAGCCGGCAGGATCCCCGACCCCGGCAACCCCCAGCGTCTTGGTCGCCATATCCCCGCGGGTTGCCGGCCGCACTACGCCGGTGGTCAGGTCAATCACCCTCCGCCCGCAGTCGAGCCCAACCAGCATGGGATTATTGTCGATCAGTCCGGTGCCGATCCGCATCTGGTGCATGCTGGATAGGATGGCCACCGACGCCTTTCCGACGCGCAGCTCCTGCGTCTTGCGTGCCCACTTGACGTAGCTGTCCGCCTCGTGGATGTTCCCGGCGCCCTCGGCGTAGATGCCAGCGTACAGCCCGTTGGCTAGATTTGTCGGTATCGCCCCGTCGGTATCCCACGTCCAAGCATCGTTCGCCCAGACCAACCACGCCTTGGCATCGGTCACATAGCGCAGATCCTGCCCATGCTGGTCATAGAGCCTCAACGCGTTCCCATGCTCCGTCAGTGGGCGTGTCTGTGCGGTGCCGTCCCGGGCATCACGCATGCCCTGTGGTAGCGCCGGCTCACGCATGGGGATGACGGGTAATCCTTGCGCTACAGTGTGGGCCGGCGGCACTGCTATCGCAGCCCCACCCGCAAACGCCTGCGCCGCCGTCGGCAGCCCCGGGCGCCATCCGCGTGGGATGTAGCTGCGCATGGTCACCGCTACCCGGCGCCCGCGGCCGAACGTGCGCCACTCGCGCTCGCAGGCCTCCGGCCCATCGTATTTTGGCCAGCGCGACGACCAGTCGGTCCAGACCTGCAGCCCGTAGAGGTCACCCTCAGTCTCATGGTGCAGCGCCATACCTAGGCGGATCCATGGCCCGCGGTCACCCATCGACGCGGGCGGCACCATAGCCAGCAGCGCGTCGATCGCCTCGTCGTCCAGCCCCAGCGGATCCGGCGCCGGGCCATCCATGCCACCCTCGCGCCCGGTGTATCGCAGCATCCAGTCCGGCACGGCTGCGAACTCGCCGTCGGTCACCGCCCCGCCGTGTGCTGGCCACCAGATGATGTATCCGCCGTCACCCTTGAGATCCACCCCGGGTCCGACGGTGTTGTTGTTGGTCACACAGTACGCCCCGGGTGGTGCGCGGTACAGGTGATGTGCCCCGCCGCGTGATGTGTGATGCACCCGGGTGGGGGGCAGTGCCAGACTGGCAGCGGCCAGCGCTCGCCCACCGTCCTTGTCCTCCTCCGGCCTAACGTCGAGATCGACCACCCATAGTCCGGTCGCGCCGCCGGTTGGCACCGCAATCAGTGCGTTGGGCCACTGCGACCACCAGCCTGCCGCGTTGGCTGCCGCATCCGCAGCCGTCAGCGTGCGCCATCCAGACACGAGTGGTCGCTTGTCGAGGCGCACCCCGTCGGCGTCAACGCCCGCATCGCGTGGGTAGCATGGGAATACTGGGTAACCGGAGCCGGCTAGTGCTCGTGCATACTCGAGTGCGGCGCTCATGCTGTGCGTCCGTCAAAACGATGCCGGCGAGCAGCAGTGGCAGCCTCGAGGTTAAAAGGCAACTCGCGTGTGGTCAAATTGGCAATGTGCGTCATTTCACGAGGGTCACCAAACACCACACGGAAGCCTGTGGCGACATCTTGCGCATCAGCAAGTGCAACCATGTGTTTGGTGCCGCAACTACGGGCCTGCACAGACACCCAAAATCGATCTATTATTGTGTTGCACCAGAAATCTGTTGGATCGACAAGCAGCGTCGGGTTCCGCCAACCGTCTGGCGGCTCTGGAATATCCCCTTCATCCTTGTCGGTAAAAATTACTGTACACAGGGTATTGGTTTGCAATAGCACAATAGCGTCGGTGGTGCGCTGACATGGTGGTGTCCATTTGTCATCTATCTCGACGAACAAAATCGGGCTGCGGCGTACGTCGTGATTTCCCGGTTCGTCGATGTCAACAAATCTGTAGGACAAATCAGGTGGTGTCAGTGCAATCGCATCGCACGCCGGCTTTACCTCGACGAACTGGTTGCAGTCCGGCAACCAGAAGTCCGGTAGATAACGCTGCCCGTCAGACAGCGTGTAGCCTTCCTGCTCATACGCCCAGCGTATTTTGCACAGGTCGAAGTAATACGCCCAGCGCGCCTCTAACCGGCTGCGGAACTTATAGCCGTTGTATTCTGTTTCAATAGGGGTGTATCCGCCCGTGGCGGCAGGTGTGGTGGTCATGATCCGGTTCCTAGAGTTGAGTGAGTAAATGTCGGCGGCAAACGCTGGAACGGCGATGCCCTTGCGCGGGCTCCCCCGACCGACGCCGGTAATATATCACGTCCCGGTTATACTCTCGGCCGCCAGCACCCGCAGTTCCGCCGGTGCCCGTAGCGCGTGTGGATCCCGCAGCGCCAGACCCTGCGCGATGACAGGCAGCACGTGGTTGGCGACAGCTGCGCGCATAATATCGCGCCTCAGGCATACGACCGTTCCGAACATTTCTGACACCAGCGCCGGGCTGCATCCAGCAGCTAGTGCGATGTCATTGCGTGTCACGCGCGTATAGCCCGTAGTCACCGACAGCCGCACCGCAGCCGCCAGTATCTCGTCATGCCGCGCGCGACGGCTCATGCGGGTGCGGGTCACTTGGTAGTCTCCAGCGCCGTAAGGCGGCGGGCACATGTGGCCAGTGCTTCGGCCTGAGAGTCGAGGCGCTCATGCGTGGTGATGTTGGCCTGCAATTTTTTGATGGCTGCTGTCTGTTTCTCCGCTTGCGTCTTTAGTGCGGCGATCCATTTGTCGTTCTGCGCAATACCCCCTGCCGTGGCATGCAGACCAACACGCAACGCTTCAATGGCGGCTTTGATTTCTTTCTTCTTCATTTCGCATTCTCCCCCGGATATTCGAGCTCGAGCATCAGCTGCAGCTCGTGGATGGCCTTGCGCAGATCCTGAGCACCGGCCTTGGACTTGTACCGGCAGACGCGTTTTATAACGCAGCCGGGTAAAAACCCGATGTTGTTACGGGTGATGAATTCGACCGGCTGTATGACCATGTCCTTGTAGTGGCTGCCAGCGACCTGCGTGTCGAGTGCGCTGGGTGCGGGTGCTGGTCGGGTGTGCCGACTGCTGGGGCGCATCGGCTCATATCCACATGTCTGGCACGCGTGCGCACGCTCTACCTCGTCACGGTGTTGCACGAGCGGGTCGCTCGTGCATGGTTTCATTGTTGCCCATGGTGGGCACACTGTCCCACATTCCAAGCAATTAGCCGTTGTGGATGGCATCGTCACCTCGGCGCCAGCGAGTGCCTTGCAGCGGTGCGTCCAGTGATCGTATTTGTTCATTGCTTCGTCACTCCTTCAGTGGGTGCCGTGATCAGCGTGAGCAGCTGTCTGGCTTGGTTAATAATTTCCGGCAGGCTGCCGACCATCAGGTGACCGTCCGGCGTGATCAGCACGCAGTAACCATCCACCA